GTCAATTCTGATTTAGTCTTCTTCTTCATAGGTTACGTCAAATATTTCTGCGTGAATTTCCGAAATGTAATAGTCTAAAACGTCTAAAGCCTTGCGTTTAATTCTGTTCTTTTGCTCCTGACCTTTCTTGTCGTAAGGGTCAACGTATTCTATGGCAGTTAAAGCAGAATGGCACTGGTTGATTACCTCAGACCTTGTGTCGTAATCTTCGTAGAATAATTCTTCCGCTTCTTCTACTGCTTCCATTAGATGTTCTTATATTCGGAAACGTCAAAACAAGGGCATTGCTTAATCCACTCATTTGAAGTAATCTTGCCATCTTTGTTTAAGTCTGGTGAGAAATCTCTATGCCCTTTTATCTGAGCCTTTGGAAACATTACTTTCAATGTTTTTAAAACTCGTTCTAATGCTGCTTTTTGGTCGTGTGTGCGTGTGTCCTTACCATTCACTCCACCCTTATAACAAACGTGTATTGAGTTAGCGTTATAGCCTTTCACTCCATTGGTCGGTTTAGATATATCTGTCAAGTTCTCTACGCTGCCATCCTTGCTGATTAAGTAGTGGTAGCCATAAGACTTCCACCCTAGCACCTTAGCCCAATAATGTTTGATGTCTTGCGTTTTTTGGTCTTGCGGACCAGCCGTGCAATGAACAACTAAGTAATCAATCTTTCTCATGCTTCAGTTTTGCGTTGTAATACGTTAAACAAATTCTTAAGTAAATCAATACCTGTAATTGCTTGGATGTTTTCTCGCATAGATTGTAACTCGCTCAAAGCTATCATAGCAATCACAGGTTTTACTAGTGGAATTTCATCACCGAAATACACCTCACATAATCTAACTGCTGCGATTGCAACTAAGTAACTAGCACCCGTGTAGAACTTCTTTATCATTGCTCTACTGCTTAATGTTCCTAGCTTATGTGCTTTCATTACTCCCGTAATCCAATCGAACATCACTAATCCGCCAACAAACAATAAACTCGTTAAAATTGGCGTAAGATAAGCGATTAAACCTGTGATTAAATAGATGGTGTATTTCTCTTTCATTATCCTATCGGCTCAGGTGTTGGCAAAACAATATCCTCGTAAGGTATGCAAGTGTCTAATTGCTCTTGAGTAAATAAAGAAGTCACTTCAGGGTTGACAGTAAAATAATAAACCCCGTCAACATCAATTATCGGATTACAATAATCTAACGCCCCTGCATTTGGAAAGTCTAAAAGTTCGCAAGCCTGAGTATCTAAACTTTGAAACTCTGCTTCACTTGAACAAGCATAAAAGCAAGGGTATAATTGTGTTTGTTCTATTTGTATCATGCGTATATTAAATTTGTTTTGTTTTTATTAGTTCCGTTTAGCATCCCAATCATATATGAATTTTTAATTTGATACGCTTCTCCCGCTTCTCTTGCGCAACTATAAAATATTCCAGTCTTTGTATCTAAAACTAATTTAGACCTTTTACTTAGTTCGCCTCTAAACATTTTTCTTTTTTGATTAGACTCGTCGCTATGTTTTTTGCCATAAAAGGGATTTTTTGAACCCATTTTATTTTTTGACAATAATAATTTTACTTCATCACTATGACCTACACCTATATTGTTCACAACATTTGCTCTAACATTATATTTGTTTTCAATTTTATCACTCCAAAATTGTTCACGTTCTAAAAGCATATCAATAGAACATTCTTCTAACATAATCATTTCAAAATTATCTCTACCTATTAAATTAAAGTCTTTTTGAAGTTCTTTATTGTCGTGAACATTTCTTTTTAATTTACTAATATGTGACCAATATCTTTCCTTATGGTCTTTTGTTGAACCTATATAAGATTTTTCTGAAACCTTATTCCTAAATTCGTATATTCCTATTTTTCTCATATTACAAATATACAATTTATGGACTATAAATACAACTTTATTTTCCATTATAAATTATTTAAAGTTTTAAGGAAGTTAAACATAGTAGTATTGTTTGCAATATCGTTATTTGAACAACAAACATAAGTAGTAATTGTTGCATTGTGACTACTAACAGTTCCACCTTTTGAAAATAGCCTAATTCCAACTCCACTTGGTGTTGGTGAATATGTATTTATTGGTCCAATTATATCGTTTGTTTTTATATTATTATTAACTCCTGCATTGTAATTAACTGCTAAAATATTTCTTCTATTTATTATAGATGCAGAACCTACCATATTTGATAAAGAACTGTTTAACCAAGAAAACATATTTGACGCAGTTTGACATATTGAATTATTGTAATTAGTTAAACTTGAATCAATAATTTGTGCTTGCGCTCCTGATGAAACTGCTTGTGCGCTATATGCTAAATACTGTGTCATTAATGAATTTCTTAAAAATGTTGGATTATCCAAATAATCACCCACCCCATCACTTTGCACAATAGTCCTATCCACCAAAACACCTTTATACCCCGTTGTAGCCGTTCCCGTTTGTATCGACCAGATTTCTCCCGTTGAACTAGTCCATTGTGTTTGGCTTGTTGCTGCGTTGTATTGGTTAGGGTTGAAGTCAACTACGGGTGCGCCTCCGATTGTGTTTGCAACAGTTATACGCCCAATCTTTCCATTAAAATTACCAAAAGTTCCATTAATATAACTTCCTACTTGTATTGTTGAAGTTGAATTAAACAATAAACCCGTAATACCTGCAAGTGTTGTTCCTAATTGAGTCCAATTAGCGCCATTATCTAATGAAGTATAAAACTTAATATCCCCAGTTGTGCTATTTCTAGTAACCTTTAAACTATACTCATCACCAAAAGCGGGAAGTGAAGCGGTTGCATTATAGCTTGTTGTTGCTACGCCATCGGTACTTAATGTTAAATAAGGAGTTCTTGGAGCATTATTTATTCCGACAATCCATTGCCTTTGTGCCGTATCAAGTCTTCCATAAATATTCCCGTCCCCTGAAGCTACGGCAAATTGTTTTATACCTAAAGTTATAACTTCAAAATCGCCACGAATATTACAAGCGGCAGAATTTGGCGAACTTAAATAATTCCCACTCACCCCACTACCAAACCAATAATTCGCCCCACTATGCACCAATAAAAGCGGCTGACTTGCTGCGGTTGTTTGTACCACGTCACCACTTGCCCCGCTACAAGAATAAAGTTTTTGCGCTGCTTGCCCTAAAGTAGTTCCTGAACCCGCTCCAAATTTATAGCCTAGAACTTGAGGGTCTAATCCTACACTAATAGCAGTATTTATATCTGATGTTCCGTAAATGGTTTTAATAGTATTAAAAAAGGCATTAACGCCACTTAGCCCACTTGGAACTAAACCGCCATCAGCTATTACTCTATCAAAGTGCGCTTGTGCTTGTGCGTCTACGCCGCCAAAAACCCTATAAAATGGTAGTCCTATTCCAACTCCAATCATATTTAAACCTCCCTATATCCGTAACCGATAACTGAACCACTTGAAGGAGTTACTGCTGCTATCGGGTCACCATTGAACATAGGAATAACCATGCCTGCTGATAAAGTCTTACCTGATAAACCATACTGAGAAAGCAAGTTTTGACCTCCTGCGCTTGTTAAAGTAGTTAAAACGCAGTTAGCATTCACTACTAAGCAGTAAAATCTATTTCCTGTTGAGGCTGCATCAATGAATAAACATCCATTGCCACCTAAAATCTTTTGGTCATTTGTCATATTGATAAATATTAATTTTTGTTTTTATACTAATTTGAAGGAACAGCACATTCATTGTAAGTGCTTGGAATATTTATGGTAACATTAGCAGTCCATCCGCTTACCTCATCTCCCTGAGAATCGCTAAATGGGTTTAGGCTGATGGAATCTTGTATTAAATACACCTTACTTGGGTCACGAAGTTTAATAATTATATCTTCAATAATTTGCAGGCAATCGCTCAGCACATCGTTTTCATTAGATAGGTCTTTTTTAACGATGTCCATCACCATAATTTGCAAGTTAACTGCAATCACTTTATAAGTAAAATTTGAAGGAGTTACATCTGCATAAAATACAGGATACTGCATAGGACTTTCCGTTCCTAAGTCCGCAATGTCACCAAAGAAAAAGCTATTTATTTGCTCGTGGTTTGTTGCTATTGTTTGCAACTCGGCAATCAACTGATTTAAAGTGACCTTCATATTTCTTTACAAATTGTTTTAATTTCTCTACGTTACTTTTATTCTTGCTTCCTTCTTTCCTCATAACATCCACCTTCTTGGGTTATTGCCTTGATACTTTATTCTTGCAGGTATATCATCGCAGTCTAAATCGCCACCTAAGTACATACCATTAGAGTAGTTCTTAGCAGTTGGGTAAATTGTTGAGATGTCTGCGTTTCCTTGATTTAAATAAGCAGGATATTTCATGTTGTTTGCCATCAAAAACAAGGTTACTCGCTCAGCGTAATATTGCGCTCTATTGATAGCCTTATCCATTAGGTAACGAATATCATTCAAACTTGCTTGCTGACTGAACTCGCTCGATTTAGTTGCCACGTTCTTATTCTGAAACTTGAAACTTAAATCCAACATAGACTCATAAACGCAGTATTTAATCATCGTTGGTTGAACATACGATTGAAGTAAAATGGTGTTATCTGCGCTCACGCTATTGCCACTTACTTGGGTAACTAATTCGTTGTATAATGCAGTTCCAAGCAATGGCAGGATATAAATATTCTGAACCTCTTTGATTGTAGGAATCAATAACTTTGGGTCTACGTTTTCACTAATAACACTCTCTTGCTTTAGTGCTGCTTCCCCTATAAATAGTACTGTTGTGTTTAACATCTTATTTCTTTTTAACTAATACTGAACTCCACTGATGTCTGCAAAATGGTAAATGAATATCTGTGCCTTTAACTGTTTGCCATCCGCCTCTTTTTGTCCAAACATTTCTATCAACTATGCCGCTTATCTTGTCAATTTCTGCTCTAGTATAAACCTTGTTTAAGTTGAGTAATGCTCTGCAAAAATCTCTATTCTTATTA